GTTGGTTACAATGATGGAGTTGACTCTACCATTGACAATTTCAGCAATTGCGGTTGCACCTTGACCATCACCAGTAATTGTGACAGTAGGAGCCACCGTATATCCATATCCTGGATTTGTTACGTCAATAGAATCGACACCAGTATAGGAGTATGGTACTTCTTCTATATAGGCCGTTCTAGTAACACCTTCACTGTCAAAAATGGTGAATGATGGATAGGTATACATCTTATCAAATAGACCACCACGCTTCAATGAGGTATTAAAGTTGATTGTATAGTTTTGCGGTGATCCTAGGGTAGGCGAAAGTCTCTTTTGTAGCAATACCGTCAAATCGGAATTTTCAATAGATGCATCCGCCTCGTCAATGACATTCTGCAATCGGGAATATTTAAAGGTCTTGTTGAATTCACCAAGTTCCGAGTTTACATAATCAACAATATCACCTCGGACGATTGCCTTGATTTCATCCGCAGAATAGTTTGTCTTGGAGATATCATAATTGATTCGCGCCTTAAGGATCAAGTATAGATATTCTGGATCAACAATTTCCGCAAATACGGTCATGACGTTCCTATTGGAAATCAATTGTTCCTTAATTCTTTCCTTTTCAAGATTTGTGATTACATAACCATCGACAGGCTTCATGGAAATGAATACTTTACCATATACTACCGGATCATTATCAGCGCCGCCCCATACGGAGACTGATTCCACATTAGGATAATCCTTTAATAGAAGAACCGCATAATCTGAATCACTCAATGCTCTATTCTGGGCTGTATAGAAATAAGGAGCCCTAAATCTTACTTCTTCATCCGTTTCTTGATCGGTACCACCAGCAGCGAAAGAATTTGTAGTTACAATTACATTAGAGAAACCATAGATGGAATTCGCGGATGTAAATGTGTTCGCGTAATTGGAATTAGCACCATTCACGATCAAGAAATTGGTCTTAATGATATTTCCATTTGCCAATGACTTTCCCAGAATACCATCGCCGAAATAGATACCGTATTGTTTATTATTTGCCTCAGAAAGGAAATACACCTTGGAATTAGCATTCAATTCTACAAGGTCTTCTGCCAATGTAAATGTATTGGCTGAAGTATCTATGGTAGAAGTCTGGACATCAACCTTCAGAGTGGATGTATCGATGCCTTCGTTTGGTAGGATATAGGTCGTAAGAATTCCCTGATCCGTAACATTGAAATCAAAGGAAAGTCTTTCACCTTCCGTAATCTGAATATTATTGAAAGTGAATGTATTGGAAATAAGATTTTTGGTTGCAGCATGTGCATCCAAGGTCAAAAATGTATAGTTAGTACCATCAATCGCTTCTGATTGGAATTCTGTATATCTAGGCATGACTAGAGTGCTGGTTGAATTACCATCAGGTGGCGTGACTACGATAGAAACATTTGCCACTGATCCTCTACGGGAAGTAGGCACATAATTAAGATTCTTGGCGTGAGAAACAATCGAATCTCTCAATTGAGCCGAATCCAAGAACATTTCATTACCAACCATATTTACGTAGTAACCCATGTAGTGTGTATTATAGGCAAGAACATCCAATAGAATGTTCATACCAGCACCTTCGAAATCGAAGTCGGCAAATTGAGACTGACTCCTCAAAAACGTCTTTAGATTGTTTTTGATGGTATCAAAATCTAGTTCGCTGATTTGCATTACTGTATTAGCCATGTGTTAACGAAGCCTTTTCATGAATACGGTTAGTGTTCTTGGTTCTGGAGTGTTCAAGTAGTTATAAACGATTGAAACGATTATAGAATTTTCATCATCGGCCTGTTTTACTTGCACACCCTTGACTTTTACTCTGGGTTCATTGTTTAGAATAGCCGTTTCTATGTTTTTCTGTATTGCAATAGAAGTCAACGGATTGAAGTTGTCAAATAGAGATTGTCTGATACCGCAGCCAATTTCTGGATGAAAAGGCTTCTCGTAAAACTGGAGAAACACAATATTCTTCATTGCCCGTTCTACTGCTACGTCATCAACCAATACTCCCACGTCTCCTGTGATAGGATGTGGTGAAAAATTGAGGTCTAAGTCTCTGTATTTCTTAAGACGCGGCTGCAATACAATAGGCATGTATTATTTATCCATATGCTGAAACATCGGAACTACTCTCTAATGGATCATCCACCCCAGGAGGATGAAAAAACAAATCCATATCATAGCAAGTGTCACCTACGGCAACTATTACTAACTTGCCTTCAATTGATACAGTAGAGCCGGTTACGGGCTTATTATGTCCTGATCCGTGAGAATTTGGGTCATTATCGACAGACCAAAGTTTTCCGTTAACCGATACACTCGATTGACCAACAACAATATTGGATGCTCCGCATTTTCTTGCATCCCCATTACGGTGTGCACCTGGCATATATTACCCCGTTATATTATTAGATTCTGTTCCTGCAAATGTAGGTGTTTTAGGTGTTCCTGGAAGAATTTCTGCTGGAACATCTTCTGGTGCTGCTGCATCACCGGCGCCAGTAGCACCTTCATTGTGATGGATGTGTGATGCCTGATCAAACATAGCACCTCCTGCCTTATTATGCATGGCTCCGCCTGTTTCAAAATAACCGATTCCAGTAGCCTTCATTTTTACATTCTGTAAGGCATATATCTTAGTATCTTCCTTTGAAACCTGTTCAATCTGCTTATGGCTATATGTGAAGATATCACTACCAACATTCGTATTGAAATCACCAGATACATTGACGATTTTCTCACCCATGACATTGGTAGTCATGTTTCCACCAACTTCAATATTGAAGTTCTTGGCTATCTTCAGTTTTGTGTTACCATCCACTCTCATATTCATATCACCTTTGATGTAGATGTTTCCATCTTTCATAATGGTGACATTTGAATTACCCAATATCAGAGTATTATCCTCCGACATCATAATCTGGTAATTATCTTTCACTACCTTGAATACAGAGTTTCCCATAGGCTCAATTTCAAGGAATGTGCCGCTTCTATGAGCAATCTGAATACGTTCTTTTCCGTAGGTATCATCAACTTCAATAATATGACCAGCTTCGGTTTCATATACCTTGTTGAATGGATATTTGGAATCGTATTTCGTTTTTTCTTCCTGCCATTCAGCAACACCTTGCTTATTCACGATAGGAATGGTGATGATTCTCTTTTCCTTACGTTCCTGAATGAAAGTCTTCTTTATTTCCTCTGGTTCATTTCTTGCAAGTCTAGGTGTAGTAGGTTCATCCGTGACAACGAGATATTCCTTATTAGGAAATCTTTCTGCCTTATCTCTTTCTGTTATAGTAACGCCTTTACCCGAAAGATCATAGGATTTTGACTTAGGAGGCCTAGGTTCAGTCTTTAATTGCTCATCGGTTCTTTGGTCATTAAATCCTTTGCTTCTGTCTCCAGCAACATCAGAAAAACCAGGTAACGTGAACATCATCATAGGCATTTGACCATCTTTACCGTCTAGATAGAAACCCATGACCCATTGTCCATCCTTAGGAGGAATAGGACTGTCATTGTTTATCGGTGTAGCAGATGATGCCCATTTTAGATCGGCAGTAGCCATCAATTCTTTTGATTCATCATGCCAATGAAATATTCTGACCTGGGATCGACCAAGTTTAAGTGGATCGATCCTGTTTTCTACAACACCCAACCACCAAACAAAACCTTCAAGACCCGCCACATTCATATTCATTATTTCGCTAACTCCTTCAATACATCATCCTTAATCGCTTCAATAATCTGGATATAGGCATCATTGTTGATCTTGTGTTTGATGCTGGTAATCATATACTTACCTTTGTAGTATTTATTGGACACATCCTTTTCGCTTCCAATATCAACCAAAGGTAATTCAAATGTCAATGTGTCTCCCGCCTTCAATTTAAGATTACCAGGTACTACTAATCTGATTCGATAGTATCTGATTTGCTCCATCTTGGATATTCTAGGAAGAAGCCAATTCTCGATGCGGTTCGGCTTTATATCAGGTTGTTTCTTAGTGATGGGCTGATATGTATCATGAGTCTTTGTTGTAGGTTGGAACTTAGTGAATACATCATAGGTGGATGCGAATTCGGTATTTTTTCCAATAAAGGAATGACCATTCATATCGACATGTTTTGCCTTTTTGAAATCTTCCTCATAATTGAATGTAGCCGAATCATATCTACGCCTGACTACATCGAAGGTTTTGATTTTTGATGCCCACATGCCATTATGTAACGCCTTCATTGTATCCAGATAGTTTATGAAGTCATAGGTGATTACGGGCTCCTTTGGAATATCATAGTCTTCAGGAACATTCTGTGCAAAATAGGAGTATTCCTCTCTCTGATAAGAAGTCATCATTTCTTCCAGTGATTTGAATTGAAACCCTTCTGCATTCTCGAAGAACAAATAGGAAGTAGTCCTATTGGAACTTTTCTCGGCTCTTACACCTAGCCACTGAAGGGCATCGAATGCTTTCCATCCTGGGATGATAATATCATGCTGGGCAAATGTTTCTTCTGCCGTAAACTTGGTCTTGATACCCGTTCTCTTGAAGACATCCTGGGCTATTTCGGAAATCTTCTTTCCTTTATATGCCCTGTATATTTTCTTCTGGAGATTTACGATCATTCCTTCGGTACAGAATCTTAACGTGTTATCCTGGTTCTTATGGACACCAGTATCTACCGCGATTTCATTCAGATTGTATACCTTGAATTCTTTGGTGAATTCAAAATCCTTGTTTGGTTTCTTGAATTTGATTTTGAGTGTTTCGCCGCCTGTAATAGGAAGAATGCTTCTTAAATCGAGGGAATCGTTAAGTCGCACTTCTCCAGACAAAGAAGGACTGAATATATCTTCCGATATGCTCAATTCCGCCAACTGTGGTCTTATATCTAAACCCTCAAGAGTCAACTCTTTGATTTCAATGGATTTATCGTGTAAATCAGCCATTATACCTTCAATAATTCTTCGTGTTCATCTTCAATAGTGGTAGTATATACCTTGTCGATTAGGTTTATATTCCTTTTCTTCTCATTTTCTTCATTTTCATAGGTATAACAATAGACTATTTCTCTGGTGACTTCAATTCTCACTTCTCCGCCATTCTGTAGAGTGAGCACCCTTAGATCATAGTCTGGAAGGGCATTATAACTGGTTTCGTCAATGATGTAGTTAAATATGGTGATGAAACCTGTGGCTGAATCGGTCTTTGTTATGGTTTTGGAATAGTGATGGATAGTGGTCTGTGCAATTTCAATGCTACCATATTTTGAAATAAGATAATCATTGAATGCATTTGTGGATAGAAGCCAATCATACTGTGGATCGACAACCTTATTTGCCTGTAGTACCATCCAATGTCTGTTGGGATCGTTGTAGTATTCATTGGCAATAAATTCTGGAGTATCGTATTCAGATAAATTATATCCGTAATACAATCTAGCATCCGTAAAGATGTTTTGCCTGAAACCAGTCCTGACCATAATGTTGGTCACATTGATTGGTTTTGATGTAGCAGATGTGGATAGATCGTATCCAACCTTAGGGAATTTTTCGAAGTATCTCATTATTCCTCTCTAGCTGGACCGGCTGAGAAATCCTTATTGACGTTACCTAGATCATTACTTAATTTGAATTCACCATTCTGTGAATCGATATCTTTCTTGGTGATAAGTTCAATTTCTTTGAATGCCAATCTTAGATTGGTTTGGACTGGGAAATCATCACTGTATGTAACGAATTGTCCATTAGGTGCATAGTCGATATTAACTGCTTCCAGAATACAACTCTTTATCAATGGAATTCTTTTATTGACTTTGAAACCACCATTGCCTTCATTGGACATATGCTCTATTGTCCATTTTTCAGGAATCTTGAAAAGAAGATTATTGGTTCCTTCATAGACACCTGGTGCAGCATGATATCGAAACCTGTTTATTATTCTTTCTACTTCGGCTGCTTCCTTTGCATTTCTAGGAGCAAACGTAAAATTGTATTGGAAGGTTCTTAGGTTAGGATGGGAATAGATAACTGCGACTAGTGGATTGATTGCAATCTTACCTTCAAGTAGGCCTTGTGTAATACCACTAGATTGAACACCACTGACACCTAGATTTTCCAAGGCTGATTTTATGCTATCCTGAGCAAACCCTTGGGTTGCCTTAGCAGCACTTCCTACAAAACCTGGTGCTTTTGCCAAATATCTCAATCCAGTGACACCACCAACAAGTTTAGCCACGAAATCCAACATAAATGGTGTTTCGTATGATTGCTGTTCATCATATACTACCGTTTCGGATGTATAGAGCCCTATCAGGGTCTTGAATTGTTTTTTATTGCCGTTGGTTTCTTCTTCGTAGGCTCCAAATACCGTCATATTAGGCATTGTCTGCCAATCTGATGGATAATGGAGTGTTTGGAGTGATTCTGTCATTCTTTATACCTCTCTTTTATTTATATTGTCATAAATAGTTTAGATGGCTTATAAAGGAAAATATTACCCCAAAAATCCAGAAAAGTACGTAGGTGATCCAGATAAGATCATCTATAGATCAACCTGGGAACGCGATGCCATGATCTTTTTCGATCAGCATAGCGGTATTATCTATTGGTCTTCGGAGGAGTGTGCTGTTCCTTATTATGATCCTATTGCCAAGAAGAAAAGAAGATATTTCCCCGATTTCATTGTTAAGACACAAGGAAAAGACGGAAATACGGCAGTTTTCATGATCGAGGTGAAGCCTTTGAAACAATGTTCCCCTCCAGAAAAGAAAAAGAGGGTAACAAAGAGATATGTGAAGGATTATTGCACCTATAAGACAAATGAGGCGAAATGGATCGCAGCCAAGAAGTATTGTGAAGAACAAGAATGGAAATTCATGCTAATTACCGAAAATAACCTAGGAATGTTCAAGTTATGATCAAATCTAAATTAAAGGATTTGCTGGATAAGAAAGCAAATTCAATATCATGGATGAAAAAGAAGATTCAAAGTCTTAGGGATGCACAGGCACCTGAGGCGCTTACGAGAGATAATTCGCGAACCAAGCATAGCTATTTCTATCTTGGTAAGATGTATTTCTTTTTCTATGATCCGAAAACAAAAGATAAATTGCCATACTATGATCGTTTCCCTCTAGTATTTCCTTTGAATTTCTATGACGATGGTTTTCTCGGTCTGAACCTTCACTATCTACCTCCGGTTGAGCGATTCAGGTTATTGAACAATCTTGCCAAGTTAACCAATAACACGAAATATGATCATACCACAACAATCAAGGCGACATACCATTATCTGAATAGGTACACTAAATATAAGGCATTCAAGCCTTGTATTAAGAGATACTTGGATGATCATATTAGATCAAAGATGGTTCTAATCAATTCATATGAATGGTTCGAGGCCGTTGCATTGCCATTCGAAAGATTTGAGAAGCAACCTAAAGAGACTGTCTGGAAAGAAACTCAGGAATTTATTAAGAGAATATAATGGTTACTCCCAGCATATTAGCATCCCTAGCCCATCTATCCCGATACAAGGACGTTGCCAGAAGCTCAAGGTTTTTTGCCAAGATCAATGGTGGACCAGCTTCTTCGCCTTTGACTACTCTTGGGTTGATGATGCAGTGTGAGGCTGCTGAAATTCCAGGTAAGACATTCGCTACCTTCGAAGTCCAGCCTTTCTCAAATTCCGTAAAGTATCCATATCAGACCGTGTTCGGTGATATGTCATTGACATTCTATTGTGTAACCAATAAGGTCTTGGGTATCAACTCTGGTCTACCTGAAAAGAGATTTTTCGATAAATGGATGAATTCGATCAATGCTGTGACCCCTTCGAACGGTCTCCAGAATTCATTTAAGTTTGCCTATAAGGATACCTATACATCAGATATCATGGTAACACATATCGATGCAGATGGTACGCCAACATATTCTGTCAAGTTTAACCAAGCCTATCCTTTAACAATGTCGCCTATACCTCTTGCATGGGGAACTGAAAATATCATGAGATTGACCATGACATTTGCATATACCACATGGGAACAACAAGACTTAGGTATTGCATTTGCGGGATTACAAATCTAAAGAGAAATAATGAATCTACCTACCGCTAAAGGTTCTATTCCCCATTTTGAATTGACTATACCATCAACCGGAGAAAAGATAACATATAGACCATTTTTGGCAAAGGAACATAAACTACTTTTATTGGCGTTAGAGTCTGAAGAAGAATCGGGTATATTCAATATAACAAAGAGAATACTCCAGGATTGTATTATTACACCTGGAATTGATGTTACTAAATTGGCATCATTTGACCTTGAATACATCTTCCTTCAGTTACGAGCAAAGAGCATTGGAGAAACGATTAAGCAGGCATATGAATGTCCTGAGATAGTGAATGGCGAAGAATGTAAAGGCATCATTCCCGTTTTCTTTGATATTACGGATGTGAAGGTACAGACAAA